GTCGTACGGATCTACATCAATTGGAAAATTAAAATTATCTTCTTCAAAGGGGTCTATGATTGGTGGTCGAACAGGCGGCTCAATTGGCCCAGTTGATCCAGTCGGTCCTGTTGTTACTGTTTGCACTTCATTTGGTGGTGTAGAACTTGTACCTGTACCTGTACCGCCTACGGGTTTTGGTACTGGCGTAAATATAGGCGCTTGCGCCGCTGCAGCTGCTGGCATAGATGGGTAAGCACCTTGACCCATTAAGTAATCATAAGCTGCTTTAGACTGGCCTGATAAAGTATTAAATCTGGCATTGGGGTCGTCAGCAGGATCACCGCCACCAGCAAGCGCGACTAAGCCGCCGCCCTTTGCCCTAAATGGGCGTAATTGAGTAAGAGACTGAGTAGTTGGGTCAAAGCTATACGGACGAATATATCCGGGATTTGCGGCAGACGTAGGCATTTTGGTACTAGTCGGCACCATTGCATCAGCAATTATGGGGGACGCAGCGGCTAAGCCATATTTCCAGTTGTCTCCGGCAAACTTGCCAAGTGTAGAAGCGTCTTTTGTAACAGCATTAAATCCGGTGCCTAGCCTGTCAAAGTTTGACGCCGCCTGTGCCGTTCCTTGAGATTCCAAAGCTAGTTTCGACGCGGCTTCTCCGTATGCGGCAGTACCGGGTGTAAGTCCTTGAGAAGCAAGAGTGTCGGCATAATTAGCAACACCTGCGTTTGTCATTACGTTAGCACCGGCCCCCATTAAACCTTGAGTCATACCGGCACCGCCATAGGCACCGAGGCCCGCCATAAGGCCCTTTTGCAAACTACCAGTCTTAACCGTTTCTACTCCGCCGACAATACCCGCAGCAGTTATTGGGTCAATCATGCCACCTGAAAAAAAGCTAATACCTGCGCCAATAATAGTCGGCAAAAGTTTATCCAAAAACTTTGCTTCGGGGAGACCAGTCTCGGGATTAATAGTCAGAGACCCACCATGTTTTAAAGCCAACGCCTGAAGACCCTGCACTTCATTGGGGGTCATGTGTATAAGCATTGAGTCGGGGCCGCGACCCTTAGATGCCACGTGGTTGGCTATTGCGTGAAGGCTCATAGTTGCCTCTCAAAATGGGGGTTAGTCGATAATATCATGTTGACGTCTTTATGCGAAGCATTTGGCTTGTTGCTTGTACACCATCTTGTGTGTCTCTGTAAACATCGCCTAAGCGCAAATTGGGCAAATCCGCATCAGTCGGCAACGTATCTAAGTTCAAGTTTAACGTGGCCCCGCCTATGTCACCGGGGTTGGATAGCTGGTTAAAAAACAAACGCAAAACGTTGTTTAGCTGGTCCTGATACCTGCGCTCGTACTCTTCGGGGGCCAGCGGCAAGCTTGGTGGAGATACATTTAACTCAGCCATTAACGTCTACCATCCGGTCTGATATCAATACGAGGAGCGCCCAACTGCCAAGCAGTGTTAATTTGGTTTGAGCTAATCTTAAAGATCATCTGACGGCCACGGAAGCGCGTGTAAATCTGCCCCGTAAATTCTTCAGTAAGGTTGTATGTGCTACTTTTTAAAACCGGCTGGCTTGCATCGCTTGTTACACCTGAGCCTGAGTTAGTTAGACCATACAGCTCCATCGTCACCGTAGCGGGACTACCTATGGGGGAGGCAGTTGAATTCTCAAAAGTTAAGTCGGGCAGAATACGCCACACAAAACCAAAGTTGTGGCCATCACCAATATCAAATTCAGACGAGGAAATGTACGCATTGATAGCTGCTGGGGTAGTGGTCGTACTGTCATTTATACCCTTTTCGTGGTTTACCAAGTTGTTATTGTAGGTAGCAGCAATTGGATAGGATTGGAGTCCAGAGTCCAGCCACGCAGTTCGTGCCATAGTGCCGTAATACCAAACTTTCTCTAGGTAGTTGTACACAACGTATCGGTTGATCGCAGTAGCGCCAGTAGAGCAGTAGAACCACCAGATTTCATTGAAGCCTTCATTTGTACCCGCAAAAACCTGCAAATACTGTTCTTGGTTTAGGTCTTGGAAGATGTATCGGCGCAGGTCGCAGTTAAGGGTTTGCACACGGCCATCGTACACATAGAACTTATCCACGCCCATCCAGTACACAGCACCGGAAGCAATGATCGCCGAATTGGGGCTAAGAATAGAAATGTTGTCGCCGAGCAGCTGCGACGCCCAAACGTAGGGTGGTCCTAAGTATTGAAGCGAGTAAACACTTGAGTCGGTAAATACTACAATCTCCTGACGAGACTGCACGGTAGTAACAATCTGAGAGCCGTGAGACAGGCGGGTAAACCCTGCTTGGTTAGTAGCGTCGGGTGTCCAGTTGTAGGGGTCATTTTGCCCAGACCAACGAATCAGCATAGGGTCAATTGAAGTCTGGCCGTAATCGTTAGTACCAAACACCATCACAAAGCGAGAAGAGTCCGAGACGGTTAAGTTATTCTGCGCAACAGGCGCGTCAACAATTAAAGATACATATACGCCAGAACCCGTAGAGGTTGTGCTTATCTCATTGCCATTAGCATCAATTAACCCAAAAGTATTACCATCTACACTATAAGCGTAGTATGTTGTAGCCACAACAATATTACCGGGCAGGGAGGTAGTGGCAGCAAACTGAAGCGCAGCGCCCTCGGTAAAAGTAACAGTAGAAGTTACCACAGTCGGCACGCCTGTAGATGAGCTGTTTGTAAAAGTTACAGTACCACCAAGAGTGTTAAGCGCAACACCACGAGTGCCGACACCGCCAGCTGCATCCCAGTAATAGATATTGCCACCGCGGGGACCGTAAATCAAATCTTCGCCGTAGTTCATTTGGTTCCAAAGCTGCAGCGGGCTAGTACTTGTACCGCCAGAACCCCAAGGGCCAGCACCCCAAGCACCCGCACCCCAGCCGGTTAGAGGAACAGCAAAAGCAGGACCAGCATTGATTTGGTAAGTGGCAACAACTGCAGAGCCTCCGTAAGCACCAGCAGGAATACTACTTGGTACGGCAATTGTGTATGTGTCAAGGCTAACAACTGTGACTTGATATTCTGCATTCCACGTTGAAGCATAAGTGCCGGTAGCCCCGCTAAATGTAACAAAAGAGCCTGTAGTCGCACCGTGCGCTACAGAAGTAACCAATACAGTAGTAGTCCCATCGGCAGCAAAAGGGTTTGTACCAAGCGTTACAGTTGTGCGGATGGGGGTGATATCGTTGTATATACCACCGCTCTCAATATAAAACTTAGTGTTAGTGCCGACGCCAATTAAGTTTAAGAAGCCGAGCGTCACCCAATTCCAAAGTGAACGGCAAACACCGTTAAACATGGCAGTAGAAATCTGTTCCCAGCCGCCAATCACTTCTGGGGTGCCTTGACGGAAGCGGATTTTGTCGCACTCATACCATCCGCCCTCGGTGGAGTACCTAGTATTTTCCCGATTGACACCGGGCTTGAACAGAATCTTTTGTAATGGCATAGCTTATTTTCCCATTAATTAGGGGGCGCATCAAGCATAAGCTCTAGTGCCAGCTTTGTCGATAATAAGTGCTTGCTTTCTGGGCTTGCCATCTGGGGTGTTAGGTATGCTCAAGTGTGTCCAACGGTCAAACTCTCGGATGACCTGATCGTAGCCAAGATTTGATGCGATGATTGCTTTGACAACCTGATCTGGCGTCAGTTGAGGAACTCGGAAATCCACAGCAGCAGCAAGGCGATGCTGGCTCCGATCAGAGCTGCCCACTGCATCATTGACTTGCTTACTTCTAAAAGCCGAGTTGACCATGATGGGCCTACCGCCAAGTACTGTTTTGACTTCTTCAAGAAATTCTGCGAGGCGTTTGAGGTTCTCGAGTTCTTTATCATTTGGCGTATTATCATATTGTCTGTGATCTGTATGCGTTAGTTCTTCTAAGGTAAAGTGTTCAGTCAAGTTCATTTTTTCACCCTGTCGGTAATTTTCTCAAGTGTTCTGCCACCAAAATAAAATGACATGACAAGCATGCCCCACTGCCCCAGCAGCTCAACGTACGCGCCACGGGTTTCGTATTCGAAGATAGACGCAATTGCAAAGCCAGAATAGGCCACCAGCAAGAATATCAGCGTCATGGGGCGAATGTTTTTAGACAACCAAGAATCGGATGCCATGTCTGCCTGAACGCGCTGGGTCAAGTTGTTTTGCTCGGTCTTGTATAGCTCAGTCTC